CGCGTTGTTGATAAGGCGCTCGCGTTCTGCCTGCTCGCGCTGCTGTGCGATATCCATTGCGTCGGCCATTAGTGCAGCTCCTGAGATTCGTTTTCGTAGCGGGCGGCTTCCCGGCGCAACAGTTCAGCCGCTTCTATGGCGCTCATACCTTTGTTAGCGATATGAGTTGCCAGCGCCTCAAGGCGGATGGAAACAGCGAGAGCGCGACCTTTACGCTCTTCACGTTTTGCAATACCGATAACCTCAAGAAGCAGGTCGGTATTTTCTTTAGGTTCTAAAGTTTGTTTATGCATTCTTAATCTCCTGATTTGGGGCAATAAGAAGCCCGGCGGGTTTACGCCATTAATTACGGGTTTATTTAATTAGCTAAAAAGCATTCATGGATGGAAATATGCCGTGGCAAAATCCCACCCCAGCGGGAAATTTTATTCATTGACGCAATAATCAGCTTGCGGCGATCCATATCAAAATACTCATATGGTTTACCGACTTCATCAGAGCGAAACGAGCCCGGATTATTTCGGTTAGCAAGCGTTAAAACCACAAACTTAAAATCCTCATCAAGCTTATTGAAATTACGCAGCGCCTTATTTTCTGTTGCTTTAAGTTTTTGATGAAACCGTGCGAAACACTCTTCGCCGGTCATGGTCTTCGGTTGCTCAGTAGAACAATCTGCATTGCTAAAAAGCTTGCTCGCCTGGGTGTCATGAGCTGAAATTCTTTCGTTCATTTTGCCCCCATTACTGCATTTAAAAGCCGCTTAACCGCAGAGACTTTTTTTGCTGTTAAGCCGTTCAACAATTCGGACTGAGAGCTGCAAGGGTGCCAGCGCTGGCCGTCGCTACCCATTATCCAGCCGTGCCCGTAGTGCATGGATGGGCTACGTTTTTTGAGCAGAGAGGCGAATGACGGTTCGTTAGTCAACATAACCACCTCAAATCAAACCGAATGACGCGCCGATGCCGCTGACGGTATCGACGACATTCGTCATTGCCGGGTTAGCCTGGATCCGGGCCTGCAACGCCATTGCCGACAGGGACAGCATTCGAATACCCGCGTTTACGCTCGCAATCATGTTTTGCTTACGGGCCGGGGTAAGGCGGTCACCTGAAACGGCACCGCTCGCCAGTTCGCCGAGTTCACTCATGGCGCGCATGACGTAGGATTGCAGTTTTTCTTTTGCCAGCTCGTTGACCGGCACGCATGGCAGACAATGGATCTGCGCCAGAAAACCATCGACGAGGGTCGAATCTTCGGTCAGGTCTGTCAGCGTCCAGATTTCGCGAGGCGTTAACTGGTGCGGCTGTTCCGGGTTGAGTTTGTTGTAAAGCGTATGCGGCTTGATACCGGCTTTATCCGCCAGCTCTTTCACGTTATGCGTGGCCGCGAATTTTCTGCATGCATCATCAAAGTGTGCATGTGACGAAACGCGAAAATCTAACATGTTTAGGCTCCCTCTAATCACTATGATGATTTACACGTTAAGTGAAATGTCGCATTCACTCAGAGCTTGAATGGTCAGAGCAGCCATGTTCACTTCAACCAGGCCCTTAGTCTGTTTACCCTTTGGCTTGATTGGTAACTTTCCGTATTCAATCAGGTTCTTAGCTGTTTCTTTGTTAGTGCCAGTACGGCGGCAATACTCATCAAGTGGCAGGTAAGGCTCAGGGATGACGATTGTAATGTTTGGTCGCATAAGGCAAACTCCGCTGGTTAACCTGTACGGCAATACAGGGCAATAATGGGCAATGTTTCTTTAAACCTACAAAGCGGAGTTTAATATCACTCCACGAAAACTTGCAAGGATAAGTTTTCATGAAGCTACAAATTGATTTTTCACAAGGCGGAAATGACACCTTAGATCGCGTCATTGAGGCGTATGGATTCAGAACTAAAGTCGCTCTTGCAGAACATCTAGGGATAGCGAGTAGTAGCCTTGCTAATCGATATAAGAGGGACTTTTTCCCAGCAGATATCGTGGTTCGCTGCATGGCTGAGACGGGCGCTACGCTTGAGTGGCTGGTTACCGGGAATGGGCCAAAGTTTGACGGCGAAGACCTCGACATTCTGAGAATTGCCAGACAAAAAATTGTCGACGGTCAGCTTTATGACTCAGGGGTTCTTATGTTGGATAAAGCTACATTTTTGCCAGGAAAAGCAGTACCAACGAAGCCTCTTTGTATCATTGAAAGCTCAACGACGTATGTTATCGAGAGGGAGTTTTCAGAGGTGTTTGATGGTGAATGGCTTGTCGATATTGAAGGTAAAACAAGCGTAAGGACACTGACCCGGATCCCAGTAAAGAAAGTTCGTGTTAGCGGCGCTGGCGCGGCTTTTGACTGTTCCATTGATGACATAAGCGTTATCGGGCGTGTGGTGCTAACAATAATCAGCGGATGATTAGTTATGACCGTTCGAAAATTAAGTGATGGGCAATGGGTCGCTGACTTTTATACAGTCAATCGCAGCGATGGTAAGCAGGGTAAAAGAGTCCGTAAAAAATTCTCTACTAAAGGGGAAGCTCTTGCATTCGAAAACTTCACAATGCAAAAGGTTGATGACTCCCCCTGGCTAGGTGATGGCAAAGATCGCCGTCGTCTTTCCGACCTCGTTCGCCTTTGGTTTGACCGTCACGGAATTACCCTAAAAGATGGCGAGAAAAGAAAGAAATCCATGCTATGGGCGGCGGAGTGCATGGGCTCCCCACTTGCTAGCGAATTTAGCGCCCAGCTATTTACCGCATACCGCGCAAAGAGGCTTGAAGGGCATTTCGCTCGCACAAAGAGAATTAGCCAAGTATCGCCACGGACAATGAACCTTGAACACGCTTACTTTTTAGCTGTCTTTAATGAACTTAAACGATTAGGTGAGTGGGCACCACCCAACCCCCTAGAAAATGTCAGGCAATTTCGTACTGAAGAAAGCGAGATGTCATATCTCACAGCTGAGCAGATTGAATCGCTGTTAAAAGAGTGCCGCAACAGTTCTGCTGAAGACCTAGAGATAATCGTTAAAATTTGCCTGGCAACTGGAGCGAGATGGAGTGAAGCAGAAAGCCTAAAGCGTTCTCAGGTTTCCTCGGGGAAGATCACTTATATCAAGACTAAAGGTAAAAAGAATCGAACAATACCCATATCGGCCGAGCTAATGGGGGAACTTCCCAAAAAGAATGGTGCGCTATTTACCCCGTGCTACTACGCCTTTAGAAATGCACTGGATCGCGCAGGGATAGAGCTTCCTCCAGGCCAGTTAACTCATGTCTTGCGGCATACGTTCGCCAGCCACTTTATGATGAACGGCGGGAACATCCTCGTATTGCAAAAGATACTGGGGCACACCGATATAAAAATGACAATGAGATATGCACACTTCGCCCCCAACCATCTTGAGGATGCAGTCAGACTCAACCCTTTAGATTGTCGCAAAAGTGTCGCATCAACTTAGAATTATTGCCCTATATTGCCTTATATATTTTTATTAACGACATGATTATTAAGTAAGTTATTGTTTTTCGTTTGGCCTTCATGATTCTCATAATCGCTTGGTCGCTGGTTCAAGTCCAGCAGGGGCCACCAGATACAGCAAGGGCTGACGAGAAATCGTCAGCCCTTTTGCATTGTGCGGCCCCCTCGGGGCGCCGCAGCTTAACGTGAGGTTCGCGACAGGCGGCTTACACCAGCCCCTGCAGCTGTTCGCGCATATAGACGGTGAAGAATTCCGGGTTTTTAATGACGATCCGGTTACCGGAGGCAATTTTTTCCGCCCAGCCGGCCACTTTTTCCGTGAACCCGGCATCCCATCCCTCCTTTTCACCCCGGGCCATGACGTCGGCAGGATTTGCCGGTACGCCCAGTTCATGCAAATACTTCAAAATTCCCTTAGCGGTACTTTCATCCATAGTATTCGGCACCGACAACGATGTGTTCATACCACCAATAAAATCCAGGGCTTTATCGATTGCTGTTGGCATACTCTTATCCTTAAAATTAACCACGTAATGAACATGATGACACTATGGACCCATCTTCGCCGGGATATCAAAGAGATCGTTGCCTTTCTTTGATTCAGACCGCAGCTAAACGCTTGCGTGGTGCTTTTCTGCTCGACTATTTCGTACCATTCCTCACAGGAAACTACTCCATACGTCCGCGCTTAAACTGGCCGGCATCGATATCGTACTGTTTCATTTTTCGCCACAGCGTGGTGCGGCCAATATTCAGCAGCTGCGCCATCTCCTGCACCCGTCCGCTGGTCACCCGGGCGGCATGGATAATCGCTTCTTTCTCAATGGCGCTAAAGGTCAGGCTGGCGGGCAGCAGCGAGGAGCCCGCGTCGGCGCCGGGCCGCTCGGCAAACAGATATTCCGGCAAATTACTCAGCCGGATATGGCCGTTATCGCTGCTAATGGCGATATTTTCAATCACGCTGTTCAGCTCAAAATCGTTGCCCGGCCAGGAGTAGGCCACCAGCTGCGCCAGCGCATCGTCATCCATCTTCAGCCGCGAGGAAAAGCGCTTTTCCAGGCTCTTAAGGCGATTGTGCACCAGCGAAGGAATACTGTTACGCCGCGCGCGCAGCGGTGGGATAACGATTTCAAAGGAGTGCAGCGCGTAGTAAAGCTGGCGGCTAAAGCGGTTTTGCTCCACCAGATTGGCAAGATCGACGGTGGTGGTGGCGATCACTTTAACGTCTACCGGAATCAAGCGGCGGGCATCCAGACGGGTTAAAACCCCCTGCTTGATCACCTGCAGCAGCGCGGACTGCAGCTCCGGCGCCAGGTATTCGATTTTTTCCAGAAACAGCGTCCCGCCGTTGGCCAGCTCAAGACGGCTAAGACGCCCGTTTTGATCGTCCGTCGGCGCGCTGCCCATAAAATCCTGGCCCAGGACGCTGTCGGCATACAGCTGACAGTTGACCGCGATATACGGCCCGCCGCCCCGCTCGCTCTCATTGTGAATCGCCTGGCTGAGCAACTCCTTACCCACCCCCTCTTCACCGCAAAGCAGCACCGGAAAAGCGCCGCGCGCCGCCTGGCGGCCAAAGTGAATCAGCCGCCGGGTTTCCGGGTCGTCCGCCGACATCTGTTCAAAGGTATGGCTCACTTTGCCAAGCTGGCTGGTCATCAGCTGTCGCATCTGCTCGACCGGATGCAGCAGCAGAATGAAACTGTTGCCCTGCTCTTCAACGATTGGCTTGAGCGTAATCACGGCGTCGACAAACTGATGCTGGCTTTCGAAGGTGACCTCCACATGGTTCAGCCCGCGCGCGTGCTTAATGGCCCGACGCAGCAGGGCCGGCAGCGTCACCAGCTCATTAATGGTTTTCCCCTGGCTGGCCTGGGCATCAAGATGCAGCAGCGTCGCGGCCTGCACGTTAAGAAACTGCAAAATCCCCTGCTCGTTCCACGCCATCACCCCGTCATCCATGCTCTCCAGCAGACCGTACATCTGGTTAAGATGGCGATTCGACTCGGCCAGCAGGCTATCAGTGAGCAGCGAGTTGCCGACTTCCCGGGCGATAGCCAGGGTCAGGGAGAGGTCAGACGAAGCCTGTTCTTCCGTCAGGCAGCACAGGGAAATGGAACCGAACAGACGCCCGTGGTTATCAAACACCGGCGTGGAGCTAAACGACCATCCGTGCAGCGCATGTTTAAAATGCTCCTCGCCCGTCGTTTTGACCGGCTGCCCGAGCATGGAGGCCAGCGA